CGCTCCGCTGTCGCTTGTCGCCGCAGCCGCCGGCACGATCGCGGCGCCGAACATCTACGATGCCCTCGGGACCGGCGTCGGTACGCCGCCCCAGGTGATCATCGGCAATGTGTCCGTCTTCGGTTCCGACCTCGGCGTCGGGCATCGCAAGATGGAGATCCAGGCCAATATCGGCACGGCCTTCGTCAGCGGCGCCGGCTCCACGCTGGAGATGGTCTTTCAGATCGCCGAGGACACCGGTGCGGCCGGCGGCTATCTGCCGGGCACGTGGCAGACCGTCGCCACGACCGGCGCCCAGACCGCGGCCAATCTCACCGCCGGCACGCCGCTGCGGATGGAATGGCCCGTGTCATTCCCGGCCGACTTCTCGCCGCGCTTCTCGCGCCTCGCCTTCGTCGAGACGGCAGCGGTCACGGCCGGCACGATCGCCGCGGCCTTCGTCACGATGGTGCGCGACGACTACAGCGAGAAATATGCTGCGTCGAATTTCAGTGTCTGAGCAAAGGGTTAGCGTATGGGCTGGCCAGCAGGAAAGCCGCGCGGGCCGCGGAAACCGAAGGACGAGACGATGAGCGATCCGCTTGACGAGATGATGGCTGGCAATGGCGATACGCTGGGCCTGGAGTCGGAAGCGCCGGCCGCAGCCGGTCCAGTGTCGCAAGCCGAGATCGCGCGCGTGCTGGCCGATCCCGGCGTGACCGACATCATCCGTTCGGCGATCGACGCCGCGGTGCGCGCCCAGCTTGCCAAACAGCCGGCCGCAGCGCCAGCCGCCGACCTCTCGCTCTTCGCCGAGTTCAGCCGCACGATCACCGAACTCGTCAACCAGGGCACGCCGCACAGCGAGAAGAAGGTGCCGCCCGAGGTGATGGCGAAGCGCGACGAGGGACACAAGCGCATGCGCACGCTGATCGCCGAGCGCAACAAAGCGATCCGGGCCAATCCGGGCGACGATGCCGAGTGGCCCTATTACCGCGTCATGGATTTCACCTTCATCCATGAAAGCTGGCTCACGCCGATGACGCTCGACCAAGTGTCGAAGCGCATGCTGCCGACCGAGTTCTTTTTCGACGGCGTGCCGAACCGCGCGCTGATGCCGCTGAACGCCCATGCCAAGGCCATCCACAAGGCTTTCATGCAGTGGACCGGCGGCAACGGCCAGCCGAACGCCCCAGCGATCGAGGAAATCGCGATCACGCCGAACGGCATGTTCTTCAAGGGCCAGATGCCGAAGACGATGCGCCATCACAGCTTCAAAGTGGGCGAGGTGCAGAACCAGCATTTCGAGGAAGATCCCGACGTGATGGAGTTCCGCAACGCGACCGGCACCAGCGGCCCGATCGATCCGACCGCGAGCCATGTCCGTATCCTCGGCACGCTGGCCCGGCCGGCGACCCAAAGCGTTGGGGGCGAGACCGAGCAGATGCGCGCCATGCGCCTCAGCGTGCCCGGCGGGAACGCGTAAGGCTGACCGATGGGCATTCCGCTCCCCCTTGGACTTGACGCGAACATCCCGCCGCCCGTAGGGGATCTGGCGAACGAGGTCGCGTCGTGGGTGATGAGCGGCGTCGGGCCTGGCCCGGCGATGAACATCTACGGCGCGTTCAATGCCGTGGCCTATGCGACCGTCAACGACGCGCTGACGACGACGGCGGCATCGAGCGCCTTCACGGTAGCGGCTGGCGACGGCATCGCTGTCGGCAGTTCGGTCAATGGCGTCAACGTCCCGCCCGGTACCACAGTCAAGACCTTCGCCGGCACGGCCGGTACCTTCGCATTCCCGGTCTACGGCCTTGGCGGGACCTACACGACGAACGCCGCTCAGATCACGGCGATGGTGCAGACGAACTATCTTGTCGGCGCCACGATCGTCCATCCCGACTGGCCGGTTGGTACGACCGTCACTGGCATCGTTCAACCCTTCGTGCAGGGACCGGGCGGCGCTCGCACGCTCGGCATCGTCAGCACGTCGCAGAAGCCGCTGAACAACTCGCCGCGGCCGGGCCATCCGCTCGGTGGCAACGGCCGGAACCGGATCTACTTCCAGCTCACCAATTCCGGTGTGACGGCCGGTACCGATGCCGCCGCCGTCTTCTCCGGTCCGACGATCGAATTCGTCGGCACGCTGGAGCTGGAGCGCAGCTTCGATGCCGGTGCCACCTGGGTCACGTGCAACATCGGCGGCGGCGGCCAACTTGCGCAGTACAGCGCCGGCACCCCGGTCTCCTTCATCGCCGGTGAGTGCGAGCGCGGGGTTGCCTATCGCTGGAACTGCACCGCCTACACGTCCGGCTCGATCACAACCCGGATCAGCACGACCGGCCAAGCGGCCACCACCATCGGCCTGAACGCGACGGTTTGAGGGATACCATGAAGCTCCGCAAGCACATCCACTTCCTGCCCTTAGCCGCGCTACTGCTCTGCCTCGCGATCGGCTACGCGACGGCTCAGCCGCCGGGCACGCCGAACCCCTATCCGATCCCGTCGCCGACCGGTGCCGAACAGATCAACGTCGACAATACCGGGCCGTACATCACGACGGTGGCGCTCGGCCAGATCCGGGACAGCGTCGGCTACAAGACCTTCACGCAGGCCGCCACGAACGCGCTGGGCACGCTCGGCAACACGGCGTCGCATTACCTCTACACCGGCGCCACGTCCGGCACCCTGACGCTGACGACGCCGGCAGCCCCCTATGACGGCATGGTGATCCATGTCTTTTCGGTCGCGGGCTTCACGACCGTGACGATGACGGCCAACACAGGGCAGACGATCAACAATGCCGTCACGTCCCTCTCGGCCAATTCCGATTTCGAGTACGTCTACAACCTCGCGTCCCTGACATGGTTCCGGAGTGCATGACATGAAGAAGCTTCTCCTATCGGCGCTCCTGGCAGTCGGCCTGATCAGCGCCTACGCCCTGGCGCAGACGCCGCCCGGCAACACCACGATCAGCGTGCCGAAGGTGCAGACCGTTGGCCCGACCGATCTCTTTCAGGATGTCGTCGCCGGCATCCCGCAGGTAGGAAACCAGTATGCGACCGCCGGGCAGATCGCCGGTGTGCCGCAGTATGTCTACACGGTGCCGCTGACCGGCTTTTCGCTGACCTTCGGCAACAGCCAACTCTATTACATCCTCAACCCGGCCGGCACGCTGGCGACGGGTACGATCACGATGGCGCCGAACCCGGCCGATGGGCAGCGAGAGTGCATCGTCTCCGAGCAGACGCAGACGGCAATCACCTTCACCGCCAATACCGGCCAGACGATCAGCACCGCGCCGACGATCCCGACCGCGCTCGTCGCCGGCACCCCGGTTTGCTACACCTGGGTTGCGGCGCAGGCGACTTGGTACAAGGCGTGATCCGTGCTGCCAGTAAGCCAGCCTCAGCGCAAGCTTTTCCGCTGGGCTGCGGCAAACCCGGCGGCTGCTGAAGAGCGCGGTATCAAGCCGAGCGTGGCGAAGGAGTTCAACGCTGCCGATCCTGGCGGAAAGCTCCCAGCCCGCAAGACCGGCGACCGGATGAAGGCGGTTCACGAGCGGACGAAGAAGGGTTAGGGCTGTGGCCAAGCGTTGGGTGAAAGAAGCCACCGAGAATTCCCATGGACAGTTTCGAGCCAAGGCCGAAGCTGCCGGGATGAGCACGGCAGCCTTCGCTCGCAAGCACGATAGCGACAGCGGAAAGACCGGCGCGCAAGCACGCCTCGCCGAGAACCTTATGGCGCTGCCCCACAAGCACAAGAGCCGCGGCGACCGGATGCGCGCGATTTACGCCAGGAGCAAATGACCATGTCCGCGAAAGAGCGCATGTCCAAGGTCTACGCCGACAAGGCGGTCGACAAGAAAGAGCCGAAGGCCGAGGAGAAGAAGCCGGCCGAAGGCAAGGAAGACGCCAAGGGCGGCCACGAGGCGAAGGGCTCCGAGGTGAAGGAAGACATCGGCGCCAGGCACGCCAAGGCGCGCGAGGACATGCACAAGCGGCACTCGATGGCGCGGCGCGATGCCCATGGCAATCACAAGGAAGCCATGGATCGGATGCACGCGACCCATGAGAAAGAGCACGCTCAGCTCGCAGCCCAGCAGCAGCAGGAAATGGCCGCGCAGGAGGCCGCAGGTGCGGCGCTGGCCGGCGGCGGTCCTGCCGGCGGCACGGGTGGCCAGGGCGGCGCCGGGCCGGCGGGGGCGATGTGATGTTCGATAAGCTCGTCGACATGAGCTACACGGACGAAGACGAGTACGAGATGGCGAAGTCCAACACGTGCTCGCCGATGGCCGACTTGCCTAAGTTTCCGTGGGGGCTGCAACTCACGCTGACGGACAAGGAATTCGCCAAGATGGCCGAGGCCGGAGACGAGTTCGATCCCCGTGATGCGTTCGTCGGCGGCGAGGTGCATGGCTTCTTCATGGCGAAGATAGTCAGCGTCAGCATGGAAGATCGCGAGAGCGGCCCGACCTCGCGCGTGTGCCTACAAATTCAGGCGCTGGGCCTTGAGTCTGAGGACAAAGAGGACCGCGAAGCCATGAAAGGAATGAAGAAATGACCGGCGGTGGAAGCTTGCTCGACAACCGGCACGGCCCTCTGACCGGCGCCAGCGGCGATTACGTCGATGGGATGTGGCATCGCAAGAAGATGCCGAACCCGTATGAAGCGCCGAAGGAACTCGACCCGATCCAGAAACTCGCCAACGCGATGAGCGACATCGAGGATCTGAAATCGGCCGTCGCGTCGATGGGAGATCAGATCACGATCCAGGCGGCCGAGATCGAGGCGCTGAAGGCGCTCGTCGCCGCACCCGAACCGCAGGCAACCCCGGCGCCGCCTGCGCCCGAGGCAACCGTAGCACCTTCGCTGTCGCCGGCAGCACCCGACGAAACCGCCCAGGAAGTCTGATCCGGGGCAAAGCACTTTCACGATCGGAGCGGTCGTTATGCGTTTGTTTTTGATGGCTGCAGCGGCGCTCTTCATGGGCGCCGTTTCGTGTGTGGGGGCACTGGCGCAAGGCAGCGTCGGGCAGGCTGGTCCTGTCATCGTCGGCGATGGCGCCTGCTGGGTCCAGAACGGCTATATCATGGATTGCGGCACCGCGGCCGGTGGCGGCCCTGGCGTCGGTCTCGGCCAGTTCCTTGAGCAGACGCGCAGCCGCAGTCAGGCGCCGGCACAGAACAACGGCTTCGGCCAGGGGCCGTTTCAGAACGTCGGCCCCGGCATCTTCGGCACGAACTCCTGCGACTATGCCGGCTCGCCGCAGAGCCCGGCCGGCTCCTACTATCTGTGCTGGGACCCGGATACGGTCGCAGGCGGCACGGCTGGCGGCGTCCTCGCCTATGGCACTGTTGGCGTTGCACCGCCGCTGCCGTTCCAGATCTGCGTCAACGGCCAGTGCCTGCAGATCCCGTTCACCGGCCAGGGCGGCGGCAATGTCGTCGGCCTCTCTCCTTCAGTCGTCAATCAGGGCGTCTGCTTTCAGAACACGATCGGCACGCTGATCGGCACCTGTGCCGGCATCGACACGAACACGCTGAACGTCCAGACGACCAATTACACGATTCAGACTTCGGATTGCGGCAAGACGGTCCAGATGGGCAACGGATCGGGCGGCCAGCTTACCGTGACTCTGCCAGCGGCAACGTCACTGAGCTTCGCGACGAGCTGCTCTATCACGGTCAAGAACGCTGACACGACGCACGGCAAGGTGCTGGTGGGCTTCCCGGCTGGCATGACGGCGCAGGGCCTGCTGATGCCGCTCCAGGGCGTCACGGTGAAGGTGATCAATAACCAGTGGGAGGTGATCACCAACCCGGGCCGCTGGAAAGCGCCGCTCAACACGGTGCTCTACGTCGACATCAACAACGGCAACGACAACAACGACTGCCTCTCGGCCGGGACGGCGTGCCTCACGAACAATTTCGCATTCCGCACCTATATCAAAGACTACATGGATCTGACGGGCGATTCGTCATTCGGTGCGCCCAATCCGAGCGGCTCGGCCAACGTCTTCGTGCAGCTTGTCGACAATGGCAGCGGCGGCGTTCCGAGCGGCCCGTGCTTCGATCTGGTCCATCTGGCCTTCGATGGTGTCGGACGTGAGGGCCGCGCCGGGATCGTGCTCCAGGGCAACGCGTCGGCGCCCGGTAACACGATCATCTGTTCAGCCAGCGGCGCCAATATCGGCGTCTACAACAACGGCACGCTTGAGGTGCGCAACCTCACCATCGGCATCGCCGGGGCCAGCAGCTCCTCCTACAACGGCTTCGAAGCGGCCGACAGTTCGACAATCCGGCTTGAGGGCGGCGTCACGATCAATTCCGTCATCACGTCGATGTTCAGCGTCTACGACAATTCCGTCATCAGCCTTGATTCGGCTGGCCTCACCCTGGCCGGCAGCGCTGGCTTCGCCGTCGAGGTGCATGAAGGCGGCGTGATGAATTTCAATGAGTTCGCTGTCGCCATCAGCGGCACGAACACGTTCTCCCAAGCCTTCTTCGGGATCGAGGGTTGGGGCGAGATCAACGCAACCGCCGTCACGTGGAGCGGGCCGAACCCGACCGGCCAGAAATACCAGTGCAACGGCGTCGGTTTCATCTCGACCGGTACCGGCAACGGGGCATCGATCCCCGGTACGCTGATACAGAACCCGTCGCCCGGCTGCCAGATCGACAAGCTGGCCGGCGTGCAGACGAACAATCCGAATGTGCAGACAGCGAGCTACAGCGATCTGCCCAGCGATTGCGGCAACACCGTCATCATGTCCGGCGGCCCGTTCTTCAACTCGCTGCCGGCCGTATCCGGGTTTTCGACGAGCTGCACGATCCGGGTGTGCAACGCCAATGCGAACACGTCCGGCCAGCCCGGTATCAATCTGATCGGCTTCCCGGCCCCGTCGCTGCGCCACCTTTATCCGCAGCAGTGCGAATCGGTGGGCGTGGAAAACGGAGTCTGGCAAGCGATCGATCTGCCTGGCCGGTTCCGGCCGCAGTTCACACCGACGCTCTATGTCGACAATGCCGGGAACGACAATAACGACGGCCTGCAACCAAACAGTGCCGGCGAGGCGATCCAGACGGAAGCACGCTGCATCCTGCTCATGCAGACCGAATACGACATGGGCACGCAGCAGCCGGTGTGCTCCTTCACCGGAGGGCAGACCTTCGTTGCCGGCGTCGAGATCACCGGCCCGTTCGTCGGCACCAGCGTCATCAACTTCGCGGGCAATGGCGGGGTCGCGACCTTGCAGACGCCGGCCGGGATCGGCGCGACGGCGCTGTTCCTGTCCGACTTTTCGCCCTACGTGATCACGAGCAACATCACCTATAGCTGCGTCGGCGGTGCGGCCGAGTGCTTCGGCATCTATATGCACCAGCAAACCGGCGTCGACCTCAATGCCGGGACAACGATCATCGGCGGCGGTACGCAGAACGTCGGCATCAACTGCGACAGCGCCTGCAAGGTCAACCAGGGGGCGGATGCATCCGGCCCGATGACCTTGGGCGGCACGTTCGATGTCGGTATCGGCGGTTCGCTGGCATCGGTCTTTGCCTTCAATGGCGGCGTCAATCTGGCGAACGGGACGACGGTCACGACGGTCGTTTTCTCGGCTACCCGCATGAGTACCATGTCGTATACCGGTGCCATCAATGCCGGCACCGGCGTCACGGTGGGCGAGGTGTTCCAGGTCGACGGAAACTCGACAGCGTGCATCGCCGCTCTGACGACGACCGGCTCTTTCACGGGCGCCCGCCAATTCCAGGCGCTCAACAATTCGAGCCTGATCAACACGAGTGCGACGGCGATCCCTGGCACCGTTACCGGCGTCACGACGACGACCGGCTACGCCCCCGGCTTCGCGCCCGATGGCACCGGCGGCAACACCGGCGTCAATGCCCGTAGCTGCTGATTGATGGGAGGGACCGGCAGCGCTATGCTCCGGTTCCTTTCGTCCTGACAAGGAAACCCGCGTGATGCGCTTCGCCCTCCTGCTCGTCCCGATCTTCGCCCTCTCGACCGCGGCACTCGCCCAGGCGCCGGCACCGTTGCCGCCCGGCGTCGACTTCAATGCGCGAGCCCTCGCCGATCGCCTCATGACCGAACTCAATACGAGCCTGCAATGGCAGACGCGGGCGCTGACGGCCGAAGATCAGGTGAAGCAGCTTCAGGCGCAGATCGACGCGCTGAAGAAAGCGGCACCGGCCGCCGATCCTCCGAAGTAAGAGCGCATGGCGAATTACCAAGTCACCGGCCCGAGCGACGTAGCGAATCGTGCCATCGTATTGATGGGCGGCTTCAACTCGAATGAGCCTCTGACTGGTACGCCAGCGACCAACTTCGACAATACCCCGCTCGGCAAGGCTGCCGCTGTCGCCTATGGCGGCGTCGTGCAGACGGTGGGCAAGATGTTCGGGTGGGACTTTGCCCGCAACTATGCTCCCCTCGCGCTGAGCGGCGGGACGGCTCCGCCATGGTGGACCTTCGAATACCTCTACCCGACGAACGGGATCGAGATCCGGCAGGTTTCGCCGCTCGTCATCCCGGATCAGAACAACCCATCGCCGACGCGCTGGACGGTGGCGACGAACACGATTGCCGGCATTCAGCGCAAGGTGATCTGGACGAACGTTGCCGTTGCTGTGGCGACGATTTCAGGCGTTCCGATCGAATCGAGCTGGGATGCCGGCTTCACGGAAGAGGTCATAAGGCTACTCGCCAGCGAACTCGCCATGGGTGCCGCTGGCCGTCCGGAAACCGGGCAGCTTGAGCTTGACCGATCGGCGAACATCGGCGGCGTTGCCAGGACGAGGCCGGGCTGATGCCGAACGTCCTCACAACCGCAGAAGATTTCTGCAATGCGGCGCTCGGCCGGATCGGCTACAAGCTGCGCATCGGCAGCCTGCAGGATGGCTCCGAAGCGTCGAAGCTCTGCCTCGACATCTACGGCCAGACGCGTGACCAACTGCTACGCCTGAAGGATTACGACTTCGCGCAGAAGATCGCGCCGGCCGTCCTGGCGCCCGGTGCCGTCCCTACGCCGATCTGGCAATTCCAGTATCTCTACCCGACCGATTGCGTGCGCCTGCGGGACATGTATTCGCCGACCTATGACACGAACGATCCGCTGCCGAACCTCTGGACCCGCGACACGGCGGTGATCGGCGGCGTCATGATCGAGATCATCCTGGCCAACATCTCGCCGGCCGTGCTCGTCTATACCGAGCAAGTCGTAGAGCCTTCGCTGTGGGACGAGGGCTTTGGAGAGACGATGATTGCCTCGCTGGCCCGGCGCCTCTCCGTGTCGCTGGCCGATCTCAACGTAGCCAAGCTTGAGGCGCAGGACGAAGCGACGATGATCCAGGCTACCGGGGACATTGTCGGATGACGATCCTCACCTCAATCCAAAGGCCCGAGGATGCGGTAAATGCCGCTCTTACCCGCATCGGCTTTTCCCGCCGCGTCGACCAGATGTACGAGGGCACGCCGGCCGCGCGCGCCGCACTGCTGATCTACGGCCAGACGCGCGACGACATTTTGCGCAACGGCGACTATCGCTTTGCCATCCGGCAGGTGCAGTTGACCGAGCTGAAGGCAGCACCGCCGGGCGGCTACAATCCGTTTACGCCCTGGACCGCAGCGCAATATCCGGCTCTGCCGTGGATGTACTCCTATGCCTACCCGACCGATTGCCTGCAACTGAAGAGCCTGCGCACAGCGCCGATCATCCTGCCGGTCGTGAGCCCGCGCGCCGTAACGTGGTCGATCGACAACGACAACAGCTACCAGCCAGCGCAGAAAGTCATTCTGACGAACCTCTACGCGGCGGTGGCGACCTACACGGCGCGCGTGACCGACTTGACCGTCTGGGACGCAGCGTCGATCGAGGCATTCATTGACGCGCTGGCGCAACTGCTGGCTCCGGTGCTATCCAAGATCGACTCGCAGAAGATCGAGGAAGCTGCCGAGGCGCGCGCGGAGAACGACGCAGAACATTTGGAGGGCTGAGCCTTGACTCCCGCAGACCTCGCTAACCGGGCGCTTGATGCCGCCGGTGCCAACTTCGTGATCGGCGACATCGAAGAGGGTAGCAAGGTCTCCGAGATCATCCGCCGCGTCTACGTGCCATGCCGGCAGCAGCTCTTGCGCACCGCCCGCTGGCCCTTCGCCCGGCGCCAGGCTGACCTCGTGCTACTCGCCGATCGCTATGGCGAGACGCCTGATCTGCCGACACAAGTCATTTGGCCATGGCGCTTCGAATACCAGTACCCGATCGACTGCCTGCAGGTGCGCTTCGTGCCGCGCGACGAGTGCCGGCCAGTCGAGATCAATGCACCGTCCGGCGTCATTCCGGCTGGGAATTTCGTCAACGTGAACGTCGGCGCAAACTACGTTCTGCCTGGCGTCAACACGATCGGCTCGCGCACGCAGCACAGCACGCAGCTTCGGCAGGCGCGCTTCCTCGTCGCTGTCGATCCGAACTATCCGGGCCAGCGCGGCGCCGTGGGCGATGCCAGCCAGACGCCGGACTATGGGGCGACGCAGGGCGTTGGGCCGCTCGCACGCACCGTGATCCTGACCGATGTGCGGCGGGCGCAGGCCGTCTACACGATGGATGTCGAATGGCCGGACGAATGGGACGCGCAGTTTCAGGAGGCCTATGTGGCGCTGCTGACGACCTTCATTGCGCTGCCCGTTGCCATTGCGCTCGACAAGGATAAGAAGTTCGGCGCCGAGATGGAAGCTAGGGCGATGGCCAAGGCGAAGGCGTTCATCACGCAGGCTCGGGTTGCCGCCGCTAATGAAGGAATTTCTACCACGGACAGCATCCCAGATTGGATACACGGCCGGTTCCGTGGCGGCGGCATGTACAGCGACGGCGGGTTTGGCGGGGGCGATTACGGCGGTCGCGGGAGTGGCAGCGGATATTATGGCGAGGAATGCGGCCCCGTCGTGTGGGGGAACGGGAGTACATTTTAGGTGTCGACGCCGCTCGGACATTGGGCATTTGCTGCAGGTGAATTGGCGCCAGGCCTGTTCGGCCGGATAGATTTTGCTCGCTATCAGATCGGTCTGTCGACGTGCCGGAACGCCTTCATATCGTATAGAGGTGGCTCCTACAGCCGGCCCGGTACCCACTTCGTCGGCTATTCCCTACAGACCGTCCGCGGCACGCTGCCGCCGCGGCTCATTACCTTCCAGTTCAATCTGAACCAAGGCATCTGCCTAGAATTCGGCAACTTCTATCTGCGCTTCGTCATCGATGGCGCATTCGTGCTGGAGTCTCCTGTCACGATCACGGCAATCAGCCAGAGCAGCCCCGGCGTCGTCACGGCAGCGAACAGCTACGCCAATGGCGATTGGGTGTTCCTGTCCGGTATCAACGGCATGACCGAATTGAACGGACAGACGGCGATCGTCGGCGCGGCGTCCGGCGGCGGCTTCTCGCTCTTCGATGTCTTCGGCGATCCGATCGACACGACGCTCTATGCGCCCTACGGCAGCGGCGGCACGGCGGCGCGCGTCTATACGCTGGCCACACCTTGGGCGGAAGCCGATCTCCAATGGCTGAAATGGGCGCAGTCGGAAGACGTGCTGTCGATCTGCTGCTGGAACCAATCGACCAATGTCGGGCCGGGCGGCGACCTCTCCTATCCGCCCTACGACCTTGAGCGCATCGCTGACGACAATTGGACGCTGACGCAATTCTCCGCCACGACATCGGTTGAGCCGCCGACCAACCTCGCCGGACGGCCGACCAATCAGAACACCAGTTCATCAGCACCGGCGACGCAGTATCAGGCGGTGGTGACAACCGTCGACCAACTGACCGGCGAAGAGAGCCAGGCGTCAGCGATCCATACCTTCAATGGCTCTGTCGATATCAGCGCCGTGGCCGGTTCCCTGCCGCTGACGTGGTCACCCCCAGCCGGTGCTGGCCTAGTCTATTACAACGTCTACTATGCCCCGCCGGCCGTGCTCGGAGCCGTCCCGGCCGGATCGCTCTTCGGCTACACCGGTACGGCCTACGGCAACGGCTTCGTCAACACGAATATCGAGCCGGATTTCGCGCAAGTCCCGCCGCTGCATCTCGACCCGTTCCAGCCCGGGCAGATCCTCTTCGTCACGGTCACGAATGGCGGGACCGGAGTGACCTCTGTCACCGCGACGATCACGACGAGCACCGGCAGTGGCTTCACCGGCTACGCGATCATCAACGGCGGCGTGCTGACGGCTTTCGTCGTGACCAATGGCGGCAAGCTCTATCAGCCAGGAGACGCCATCGTCTTCAACGGGACGGCCTTCGCCACGGGCGCAATCACCTTCTCGACCAATCCCAGCAACGGCGACACGATCACGCTAAACGGTGTCGTCTGGACCTTCGTCACTTCCGGTGCAACCGGCAATCAGACGAATATCGGAGCGTCGCTGAATGCCACGCTGAACCAGCTCGTCACGGACCTGACGGCATCCGTCAACCCGAGCCTCACGGTGGCATCCTATAGCGACACGCCGGCCGGCAACGCGACGAGCCTCGTCATCAGCTACAACACGCCCGGCGTCGGCGGCGATAGCTATACCCTGGCGGCCTCGGCTGCTACCCCGTCCGGCCCGACGCTCACCGGCGGCGGCGGGGCTGGCACGCTGGCCGGGACGATCGACATCGGCCCGGAGACCGGCACATGGCCGAGCGTCGTGCAATACTTCCAGCAGCGCCGGGCGTACGCCGCAACGCCGAACCAGCCGAATACGTATTTCTTCAGCCAGCCGGGGGCGTTCCACAACTTCGATTTCCGCATTCCGACGATCGACAGCGACGCCATCACCGGGGACCCATGGTCCCTGCAGGTGAACGGTATCCAGCAGATGGCGCCGGTGCCGGGCGGCTTGCTCGTTGCAACGGGTGAGCAAGCGTGGCTCCTCGGTGGCTCCGGCTCTTCGCCGCTCCAGCCGCAGGCGATCACGCCAGCCAACCAGCAGGCCGAGGCGCAGGCGTTCAACGGGTGCTCGGCTTACATGCCGATCATCCGAAAAGACTACGATGTCATCTACCTGCAGGCGCTGGGTTCGATCTTCCGCGACACGGCGTACAACATCTATGCCGGCGTCTACACCGGGACCGATATCACCTACCTGTCGTCGCACCTCTTCACCGGCTACCAGATGCGCGAGTCGGCGTGGTGCGAAGAGCCCTTCAAGGTCATCTGGGTCACAAGGGCCGATGGCCTGCTGCTGAGCTTCACCTTCTTCAAAGAACAGGATGTGATGGCATGGGCGAGGCACGATACGCAGGGCTTCACGTGGTCTGTGACTTCCGTCATCGAACCGCCGGTCGACGCGCTCTATCTCGCGACGCAGCGCACGCTGAACAGCCGCGGCAGCTACATGATCGAGCGCCAGGACAATCGGACCTGGAACGGTGTCGAAACCGTCTGGTGCGTGGATGCTGGTTTGTCGCTTACGCAACCGTCGCCGAATGCTGTGCTGACGGTTGCGTCTATTGCCGGCCTCGGCTCGATTGCCGGCATCGATAATTTTATCGGTGGTGGTTCGTATTCCGCTGGCTCGACGGCAGCGATCAGCGACCCGACCGGCTTCGGTGCCACCTTCGCCTTGTCCGTCATCAACGGCGTGATCCAGCCGCCAGTGATCACGAATGGTGGACAGCAATACACCAATCCAGTGTTCGTCGTGACCGATCCGAACGGCATCGGGAGCGGCGCCAGTGGCACGCCGGTCATCTCCAATGTGACCGAGCTGATCGCGAGCGCCCCGATCTTCAGCGCTTTGTCGGTCGGGATGGTCGTGCGCGGCGCCAACGGCATCGCCACGATCATGGCCTATATCGACGCCGAGCACGTCATGGCGAACGTGACGCAGCCGTTTCAGAGCACGTCAGACGGCGATACCTTCGTGACCGTGCCGAACGGCTCCTGGACGATGACGCAGCCGGTCTCGACCGTCATTGCGCCGCACCTCACAGGGGCGACCGTAACCGGCATTGCGGACGGCCAAGTCATTCCGCCGACTGTCGTCGGGTCCGGCGGCGTCGTGAACCTTGGCATCCCGGCCAGCCAGATCACGATCGGGCTGCCGTTCACCGTGCAGATCCAGACGCTGCGGCCAGCCGGCGGCCAGCCAACGACGCAGGGCATGCGCAAGACGATCGGCGGCGTCACGGCGCGTGTCGAGCAATCCCTTGGCTTCTCCGTTGGGGTGAACCAGCCTGACGCCAGCGCTCAATCGCCGATGCAGCCATTCACGAATTGGACCGGTATGACGCCTGTGCCACCGCCGGGCAAGCCGATCGGCCTGCCGCCCTATCAGTCCAATGTCACGCCGCTCTTTACCGATGATGTGCGCGTGCCACAGGCGAGCGGCTGGGATAAGCATGGTCAGGTGGCGATACAGCAGACGTTGCCCCTTCCGCTGCAGGTCCTGGCAGTTGTGCTTGACGGGCTTGAGGGCGACACTGTCGATACTGGCGTGTCGCCGCGGGCGCCGGGCAGCGTGGCGCCGGCCAAGACGCCTTATCCGTACTGACGATGGACGGATCTCTCTGGCTCCCGGCACCATCCGGCCGCATCGTCACGGTCGAAGCGAAGCTGGCACATATCCGCCAGCTTGTGCCGGCGCTGCGGCCAGAGGACCGCGCCGAGATCGAAGCGCAGGGCGAGACACCGCGGCACCTGCTGTTCCGGCTGTGGCGCTGGTCCTCTATCCGCCGCACCGTCTTCGTCGATGGCGACATTGCAGCGATGTGGGGATGCGGCGGCGGCCTCCTGGCGCGCACCGGATCGGCGTGGCTCTATACGACGGCTGCCGCAGAGCGCGTGCCGATCGGCTTCCTGAAAACCGCGCGAAGTGGTATTCGTGAGGCGAGGCAGCGCTTCCCTGTGCTGATCAGCGATGTCGATGCCCGCTACGAGAGGTCGATCCGGTTCATGACGATGCTCGGTTTCCATGTCGGCGCACCTTTCGAGCTTCCGAGCGGGGCACTGTTCCGCCGGCTGACGCTGGGGGAATGATGGGACACTTCAGGCACCTCGCTTCCGGTATCGATGTCGCTCCGCTTGTTGCCCAGATCGACGCGCACCCGGAACTCTGGAACCAGCATCCGATCCGCAAGCTGGCGGCCGGCTCGCCGCACGCCGAGATGGATGATATTTGGATCAGATACAACGATTACGCTCGTCTCGTCGCCGGCCGAGAGACCTTCAACGACGAGCATGTGCCGATCTGGTATCCGGCGGCGCGCGTCCTGACGGCGGTGCGGCCGATCCTCTTCAATCTCATGGCGGCGGCGCAAGGTGAGATGCTTTGCGGCGTCTTCATCACCAGAGTGCCACCGGGCGGCCACATCCTGCCGCACGTCGATCGCGGCTGGCACGCCGAGACGACCGAGAAATTCTACGTAGCGCTGCGCAGCCCGGTCGGAGCCTATTTCCGCTGCGACTGCGGTAATGGCGTGACCGAGACGCTATGGCCAGAAGTCGGCGAGCTTCACACTTTCGACAACGGGCGCCGGCATTGGGTCGACAATAACAGCGACGAATATAAGATGACGCTCATCGTCGCGATCAGGACCGAGATCTTCGGGAAGGTGTGCTGATGCCTGTCGGGATTATCCAATGGAGTCCTCCGCTGCTGGACCTCACCATCCCGCAACCGCGCGTGACGGACACGACGACGGCCGACAAGATCTTTATCAGCCAGATCGAGATCGACCGAGAAGGCACTTACGTCCCGCAGCACAGCCACGTCTACGACCACACGACAGTGCTCGCGGCGGGCTCGATGCGCGTCTGGTGCGACGGCGAGCTGCTTGGCGACTTCACCAGCGTATCGATGATCAATATCAAGCGTGGCACGAAGCATCGCTTCCTCACGCTGACGCCGTTCGTGACGATCCTTTGCATCCACAACGCCATGCATCCCGACGTGGCCGCGGTGCTGGAAGAGCACCAATTGAGCCCGGAGGATTTTTGATGCCTGTCGGATTTGCAGCAGGCGCCGCCGCAATCGCCGCCGTAGGTGCTATCGCGGGCGGTATCGCGAAGTCCAATATGGATAGCTATCAAGCGAAGATCGCTCAGTTGAACGAGGGCATCTCAGACCAGAACGCCGACTATTCGCAGCAGGCCGGGACCGTGCAGGCGTTCAACCAAGCGCTCGTCAGCCGCGGCCAGGGGGGCAAACTGAAAGCCAATCAGGCGGCGGCCGGCGTCGACGTGAATACCGGCTCTGCCGTCGCCGTGCAGGCGTCGCAGCGCGAGGCCGGGCTGGCCAACGTGCAGCAGACAACGGCCAACGCGAACCGGCAGGCTTACGGCTACCGCGCGCAGGCGACCGGCTTTCAGGCGCAATCGACGATGGATCGCACGGCATCACAGAATGACTTGATCGCCGGCTTCCTGAGTGCTGCCGGGAGTGCGACCGGTGCGGCCGGCGATATCTCTGGCGGTGGAGGAGGTGTCGGAGGCGGTGCGCCGACCTGGGGCTATAGTGGCGCTGCGACGGGCGCCGACATGGGCACGACGTGGCCAGGATTTTCCGGGTAATCAATGGCCCCGACCAATCCAGATATCTACGCCCCCTCAGTCGAGCCGAGCACACAGGCTCCGAACGATCTTATCCGCGTCGACGCCAATCCGGCCGCGTTCGGTTCCTCGATTGCGCAGGGCGTCGACAAGCTCGGACAGGGCCTGCATCAGGCGAGCGATTTCTGGCAGCAAACGCAGACCGACCATCAACTTAACGGCGCCTATCAGCAGGGCGAGCAGATCCTTGCCAATTACAAGAAGCTCCAGGGCCAGGATGCGCTCGACGCGCAGGCTCAAACGAAGCAGCAGCTTGAACAGGTCTTTGCGCAAGCCGGCGGCCAACTCGGGACGGCGAAGCAGAAACTCCAGTTCGACAACACCAGCCGGGCCTATCTCGACCGGTTCCTCTCGCCGCAGATCGACAATCATGCCGATCAGCAGGGGCAGGGCGTTGCGGTCAATACGTTCACGGATGGCTATAAGCGAGCGGTCGGACAGGTAGCGCTCGTCGCCGATAATCCGCAGGCGGTCGAAGATCAGATTACGCACATTGCCGACTATGGCGCCAACATCGCGCACGCGCGCTATGGACAGGCCGAGTTGCCGCCGGAAGTGCATGATCAGGTCTTGGCACAGGCGAAGCAGGCTGCCTACAAGACGCAGGTCGAAACGCTGGCGGTCAAGAATCCGGCTCTTGCGCAGAAGGTGCTGGAATCGCATCAGGCCGATTTGGGCGAGCTTTATGCGCCGCTGGCCGAGCATCTGCAATCGCGCGCCGACTACGATACTGGCATCCAGGCTGGGCAGAAGGCTATCGCGAACGCAGGCCAGGGCTTCCTGCAGGGTCAGCAGCCGCTGGGCACGCAGCCTGCCGCGCCTGGGGGTGCTAAGCCGCAACTCGTCGAGCAGCCTGCTGCAGGGACTGGCCCGGCCAATTGGGAGACTCAGAACAACAATTTCGCCGGCATCCGAAAGAGCGGCGTCGTCGCCGGGCCGAATGCAGGTGGCTTCGAAAGCTATGCGTCGCCGGAAGAGGGCGTGCAGGCAATCGACCATCTGCTGACCACCTATCAGGACAAGCACGGCCTCAATACGCTCGATGGGATCATCAACCGGTGGGCGCCTCCGAGCGATAACAACGACACGCCGCTGCTGATCCAACGTGCATCACAGTGGACGGGCATTGGACCGACGCAGCCGATCGACCTTCACGATCCTGGTACCAAGGAAGCCGTCATCACGGCGATGATCCGCAACGAACAGGGCGGTAATCTGCCGGTCAGCCCGAACGTGATCCACGCCGTGGCGCAGGGCTTCGCCCCGGGCGGCGCTGCGCTCGGACCACCGAACCTGCCATCCGCCGCTTTCAAGGCGAGCGCCTACGATCAGTTGATGGCCGATCCGGCGCTACGGGATAATCCGAAGGCGTTTCAACACGCACTGTCCTACGTGAATGAGCAGGCGACCGCGGCATCCGTCGCCTCGATGCAGACCGAGCAGGCCAGGAAGCAACAGAGCGAGCAGGCGGCAAACACCTACGTCACCGACTTCCTGAATGGCAAGACGGACGGCCTTGTCGGACGCATCGCCAATGATCAGACGTTAACGGCTGAGACGAAATTGCACCTCGGTCAGACGGTCGAAGCCGCTACCGCCAAGGAACTTGGTAAGGACACACAGACCTACGGGCCGCAGTATTGGAATGCCTACCAGCGCATACACCTGCCGGACGGCGATCCGTTCAAGATCACGAGCCCGCAGCAACTCTATAGCTGGGGGCCTAAAGGCGATTTGACGGTCGCAGGAATCGACAATCTGACGAAGGAAATCCAGGCCAAGAACACGCCAGAGGGCGAAGCCGAAGCGACGATGCGTCGCTCGTTCCTCACCAATGCCAGATCAATGATCACCGGAGCGAATGAGCACTTCGGGCAGACCGACCCGAAAGGCGATGAGTTGTTTCTCAAGTTTCAGGCGCAGTTCTGGCCGCAATATGAGAAGGCGCGCGCAGCCGGGGAATCGCCGGAAACCCTGCTCAATCCGGATAGTTCGAAATACCTCGGTCCCAAGACGGGATCACCATTCATCCGGCCGGCCGCGCAATGGCAGTCGGACCTTTCGCTCGCCAATGCTCCGGTAGCCGCCCCGGGAGATTCCGCAAATCAGAACGCTCCCCCGGCAGACCTCACGACGAAGGAAGGTATCTTGCAGGCAGCCAGATCCGGGCGCCTAGACTACTGGCACGCGACCGATCTTCTGAATAAGCTAGGCGTC